ACTAAAGCTGTGGCATTAACGACTGGTAATGAGGTAGTAAATTCTAAGCCTACAGTATTGGTTGCAGCGCCATAAAGAGTAAAGTCTGTAGAGCCTACAATTAAAATTATATATTTCTGCCCTGCTATTAAAGATGTTGCTGGAACATTAACATCAATAGTGGCTGGAACCGCTGTGCCTGTACCAGTAGAGGCTTTAGTAGCTGTAAAAACAGCGCCTAATACGTTAGCTGCTGCGCCTGCAATAGTAAAATCTGATGTACCTAATGTTAAAACAACATATTTTGATCCTGCTACTAATGCAGTTGCTAGGATTGGGGTTTGCAATGAAGGTAAAACAACAGCAAAAGTCCAACTGCCTTGTGTAGCTGTAGCAATTGTATAGGCTCCTGAAAGTACATCCCCGCCATCAGTAGTAATGGTAGCAGTATCGCCAGCGATGCCAGCATTAACAATCCCTGATACAGTTATAGTTAGCCCTGTACGGCTATAAACATTTGAAACTGAATTGGCAGGATAGGTATAGCTTAATTGAAGCGTTTTAGGCTCATAAATATAGCCGTTTTCGCCATCGACAATTATGATTTGCTGAGCGTTATCCGAAATTGATACTGTGCCTTCAGCCGTTGAAAGCGTTCCTCTTTCAGTAACTACGCCATTTTTATCAATTTCTATTAGCTTATTAGCGTTTACTGAATAAAGTAAATTTAATGCTTGTAGCCACCATAACCCGCGTGAAGGATTTTTACCCGCATTAGCAAATAAAGTTAGTCCTGGTGTTGGATACGCAGCTAAATTTGTTTTATCTTTTTCAGGTTTAACTTCAAGAAAAAGATTCTGCCTTTTTTGAGCAGAAACAGCTTTAGACCGTCCAGCTATGCCAGCCCCTAATATAGGTAGTACAATGGCTTCTGGCATTATCGTCCATACCCATCACTATAAATATTATATCTCATTTGGCTGGTACTCATAAGCGCTACGTCCGTACTAAGGGTAGGAGTTCGTTGATTAATTCTCTTAATACGTTTAATAGCATTTTGAGCTAATGCAACAGTTGTTTGTCTAATATCAAATTGATATTCTTCAGCAATACGAATCGCTAAATTAAATACTATTGCTTCCCAATAGCCGGGAGGTAGGCTAATGTAAGCAGTAGGGTCATTAACAACTGTAAATGGCTTCCAAGATGTCAGGGTAATAGTTTCATTACTTGAAGAACATATAGGGTATATATAAGCATTTCCGATAGGAAAACCCCTATCGTAAAATAAATATCCTGGGAAATTAGTTTGTAAACTTTTAAGCCTTACAGCATTATAATCATCCCATTCCATAATTTGCATAGGATAATCAACAGGGATACTTCCGGTATAAATAGTAAAATACGCATCTATAATTCGGCTTGGCCTGATAGTATTCCACATAGCCCCAAGCCCTATAGTATAAGGGTTAGTACCTGAAGATAAAGGGAATGTTTCTCTAGTGATCTGATAAAGCATTAATTCATCAGCTGACCAAGAATCTAACATGCGATTAAGCGATTCTATGCCATCCTTAAGCTCGTTTGCGGTTAAATCAGTATCTACGGAAGATACTTGGATTAATCGCATTGCAGCGCGTACTAAATCATTCGCTGTATAAAGTTGACCGACATTACTGACCATTGAAACGGCAACAGTATAAGGAGTTATATAAGCCCAAACATTAGGTTGATTGCTCCAAAATACTGATAAATTACCCCAAATTGGCGCAGGAAGTGTCCAAATATCATTAATGAAACCAGTCGATATTAAATTGCCACCCTTTAACTGAATATCATAGTTCTGAGTACCATCTGCAACCCAAAAAGATATATTATACCCGCTAGTAATTACGGTAGGGTTAGCTATAGGCGTAGTCATCGCCTGATCTTCAAAGATCGCTACCGCAGAAGAAGTATTCGCATAGAATACGCCTGCGGAGATCAAACCTAATTGACCTCCTAACTGAGGAACTAAATCAAGAGTAAAATATCGGGCCATAAAAATAACCTTTTTTTAAAGCGCTGCGATTATAAAAGCTAATAATTCTTCATATCGAATACCATATCTATTTCCTGCTGGAGAATATGGGGTTTCAATTTTACCCTCTTCACTTATAACTTCTAAAGTTTCTTCCCATTCATCATAGCAAAATATACCATATTGAGTAGCATCAAGGCCGTTAGCTATAAACGCTGCTTCTACTTCTTGAGCTATAACCCCCACATGTATGCGAGCAGCAGTTCCTTTTTCAGCAACAGAATCGATATATTTGAATTTCTTGATTAGGCCTTTTAATGCTTTTGCGGTAGCTAATTCAGCAGCATCTAAAGATTCAATCTCTGTTTTTAATCTGCCATCAGAGGTATTGATAGTGCCAGTCGCTGCATAAACAGTAGTCCATCGGGATGATCCTCCACCTAAAGCGGTTGTATTATCAATTTGGGGTCTAAAAGATAATGCAGCTACTACCAATGCTCCTTGTCCTGCAGTTGGTACTGATCCACCTACGCTTGATAATCTGGAATCATAATCTACTGATCCAACTACAGAATGGAAATCTAATACACCGCCTGTACCTGTAGTCGGATCACCTAACTCTATTCCAGCGCGCGGATAAAGTAAGTTTTTTGAGTAAAGCGGATTATTAAATGTTGCTGATGAAGTTTCAAAAACTAAAGTGTTAGCTGATATACCAAAAGTAGTTGTAGAGACTCCACCTTGTTTTGCAAACCCTGAATATCTTGTAGTTGTTGAATTATCAATAATAGATGTTACCGCCTGATACATTCCTCCAATAATCATATTATCGGAAGCGCCAGTATCTATTTGCATCCCAATAAGACCGCCATCTAAAGCTAATGATGTAAATCTATTTTGAATTGCTGTTGATTTAACAAGAAACGTAGTTGCAGTTATATACGCTGCCCCTACAGCTTCAACTACCATGTTTGAAAATCCACAAGCTTGAGTATTATTTAACGTTATACCTACACCGTTAGCGCCAGTTACATAAAAAGTATTATTGGTAAAATTAGAGTGTGCAAGAAACCCATTAACTATAAGCGTATTTGTAACCCCTAAAATATGAGTGTCAGATACATTAACAAAAATAGCATGGCCTATTCGCATACCTATATTATTATTGTATATAGTACAATTACTAACAATAATACCTTCGCATTGATGTGTAGTATCTAAAGTTTCAAATCCTATATCCCAACCTTCAACTTGTACTCCTATAAATTGAGCTGTAATACATGAATCAACAATGACTCCTGTTCCAGCTGTTCCAGCTGCGCCACCTATAAAATCACAATTTGTTATATTTGCTTGAAAACAATTAACTATGCTTAATCCAATATCCCATGGTTTACCAGTTACACGAACATTATCCAAAACGCAGCTCATATAGGGCTGCGGTTGCCAAGGGTCCCATGATAATTTAAGCGCTGTTAAAGCGTTAGTGCTTGTAGTGACAATACCTATATTCTTTAAATCTAATGTTTGTGGGATATGTGTTACATTAGCTACTACAAAAGTAAAAGATAATCCATGTGAATTTGTAGTAAATTTTAAAATAGCTGAAAATGAACTTTCACCATACAGCACCACATTTTTATTTGCGCTAGTTAATGCTGAAGAACATATATAAGTCCCTGCTGGAACATATAGTGGTAGTCCACTATTTAATGCACGCTGGATGGCTGCAGTATCATCAGTTACGCCATCGCCAACAGCGCCGAAATCTTTAATTGAAGTATTTTTTCCAGTTACATTCTGAATTGTTGTAACTATACCTGTAACTATAGTCACTGTTCCAAAGCTATAAAAAGCCCCTGTAACAGTACCTGTAATCTTATAACTTCCTGCGGGGACGGCTACACCAGTAGGGCTTGCAGCAATAGCAGCAGTAAAAGCGGCAGTATCATCAGTTACCCCATTACCTACCGCACCAAAATCTTTAACAGTTGGAAGGTCTCCAAAACCATCGCTGATTAATCTAGGTAGCGCTCCAACTAACGTAGTGCCGTTTTTAGATGCTTGAAAAGTGCTTGATGTAGTTACTGAAGCCCCAGCAGAGCTTAAGCTTAAACCTGTGGCATTTCCATCGCCATCTTGAACTTGTTGTAAAGTAGTAGTAATGCCGCCAGGAACCTGCAATAAGCCTGGGAAGGATAGATTTTGTTGCTGATTCGCTAGGCTAGACATTCGTTATTCCTCAAATGGGGTATTTCTAATACGTTTTTTAGGGGCTTTACCCTGATCGTCCCATTCTTGGGAAGTAAGCCATCCATCCTTGGATAAAGCTTTATATTCTTGCTCATCAACGGCAATTGTTGAATTGGCGTATGAGTCTTTGTGCATCGAGCATGGATAATCGATTGCCATATTTCACCTTAAAGGAAAAGGCGGGAGA